AGAAGAGGGAGTAGAGCGCTAAATATTTAGTATAATTATTCCGCCCGCTACAACCTGTTCTGCTAGGACTCAGCCTACCTCGGCTCGTTCCTAGCAGAACAGGTTGAAGAGGAAGATGAATTTAGAACAATTATTCAGCGCGCTACTCTCGCTGGAAGTGAAGGTTCAGTAATTTCACTAGAGCACGAGCTTCTCGGTTCCGTAGCAATGAAAGACAACGAGTAATGAGACAGACCCTAGAGTAATCTAGGGTCTCCCTTTCTGCATGTGCCAGGTTATATTAGACGGTACGTGGAGGCATCTATATGGAAATTGTATCGATTATTCTTCGTCTTAAAAATCAGGAGATTCGGGTCTCTATGGACGAGGCGAAGGATCTCTTTGGTCAGCTCGGAGCAGTGCTCGGCGGCGCCATGAAGGAGAAGGAATATGTTCCCTATCCTGTTCCTCAGCCATACCCTGTCTATCCGTGGTGGATGTGGACAAGGCCGTGGTGGGAGCAGCCGTATCAACCAACCATCATTTATAGTGACGGCACTTCTGGCGATATGAAATGGGACACCAGGGGCAATACAGCTACTGTGTCTATTTGTAGCGCCGGTGGTCAGGTCCTGGATTCATTCTCAATGAGCACAGATGCCTGGCAGACTGCCTGGAATTCTTCTTCTATTAGCTCTTCAGTACAGCCATCTCTCTTTGGTGACATGAATACCGGAGATATGAAATGGCCCGTGAGTTCCGCAGGTTTTGTCGATCAGCTGCATTAAGCACTAATACATAGCTAACATTACAGTAACAAGGAGAAGGGAAGGTATGGAACTCACAGATGTTCAGTTTAAGGAAAGCGTATTTGATTATGAGGATTTTCAGGTCAAATCAAATAAGCCTGTTGTAGTTGACCTCTATACAGACTGGTGCACTGCTTGCAAATCTCTTAGCCCTGCGCTCGATCGCGTAGCTCAGAAATTCGAAGGTGTTGTAGATATTGTCAAGGTCAATATTACAAGATCCGATGCGTTAGCATCGGCGCTGGATATTCAAAGTGTTCCTACCCTTCTTTTCCTACAACCTGGCCGCAAGGGTCCTTCTCAGACTCTAGTCGGCGCAACTACACCAGCACTCGTTGAAAAGACGATAGCTGAATATCTACTCTAAGGAGGAGAGAATATGTCAGACAACCAGGAAAGCAATTCTCAGCCTACGCTTAACAAGGTACCCGTTACCCCTGAGCAGCTTCAGGAGGCTCAGGATACCTTAGCTAAGAACGAGCGCATCGTAGAAGTAAACGGTAAGCCCGGAGACTTCCGTAAGCTGAAGAGAATGCAGGAATAGCTATCTCATGCATACCGTGTACCTGTTATGGTGCGAGGTAACTCAAAAACTGTATATAGGCCAAACTAATGCGTTAGCGTCTCGGCTTCGTGCACACCGTTGGCTCTCAGCTAGTGGAAAGGGTCATATGATTCACCGTGCAATTCAAAAATACGGTATTGATTCTTTTTATTGGGGGATACTGGCTGAGGGGCTGACTAAGGACGAAGCCAATGCTGTCGAGATAGCAATGATTGCAAAATATCAAGCTCTTGTTCCGGCAGGCTATAATCTACGTCGCGGAGGAGCCGGTATTCCCGGCATATCTAAAGAACGTAAACAAGAAATTACAAAACAGCTTTGGCAGAATGCAGAATGGGCGCAACGACAGAGCATATCTCACCGCGGCAAGAAACAAGCTGACGAAATAATTCAAAAACGTGCGATAGGACACTACAAGAAAATCAAATGCATGGAGCAAAACTTGGAATTCAATTCAAGCAAGGCCGCGAAAGCATGGCTTCGCGCACAAAATAAAACAGGTTCACCAGCAGCCGCAGCTAACGGCACTCAAAAAACTGCTGGTGGATTTACATGGATGTACGTATGAGATATGATGCTATTTTAGTAGACGCCCTCAATCTCTTGCATCGACTAAAAGAAAAGAATGAGCATGCTTCGGTGATTTCATCGAAGCATGTTTATCGAGATCTCGTAGCTAGGTACATCGAAATGATCAAGTCGATTACAGATCAATATTTATCAGAGACAGGGGTTGTCTACCTACTGTTTGATAATCCGACGAGTCGGCTCGATCTACAGAAGTCTTTCTACTTTGCCTCTCGTAAGCATATCTATCCTAAGTATAAGGAAACACGAGCGAAGGAGAACAAGGAGTTCTATAATAGCCTCGATCTCGTTCGTTACTATTTCCTAACAAACCTTCCCAAGTACATTTGCATTCAGGTTCAGAATCTGGAAGCAGACGATCTTGTCAAGCCGGTGCTTACGACGTACTGCACTAAGAAGACGCACGCCCTTCTCGTAACTAACGACTACGATTGGACTAGGTACTTGACTGAAAACGTAGATTGGATGCCTCACCTAAATGGAGAGCCTGAAGCTATTGCATCGTTTACAGAGAAGATGGGTTTTATCCCTACTGAGAATTCTGTCATTATCTATAAGAGCCTTTTTGGAGACCCCGCAGATAACATTCCTCATATTCTTACGAAGAATCAAAAAACCTACGCCGAATTTTTAGAATATGTTCGAAATACTCCAAATCGAGTTCCAGATTCGTTAATTGATTTAAGCTGTAATAAAGAAGCTATGGAGGCCTCCTCCGTCTTACGGGCTATTAGAGAGAATGAGAAACAGTATCGAATCAATATTCAATTAACATCTACAATCCCGGTCTCTGAAAAGCACCTTCGATCGGTTACTTGTAAGGGACGTAACTCTGCCGTTATCACTGAAGCGGTCGAGATCGCAGTTGGGCTAAGAAAAGAGAAGAGAGAGTTCGTATTCGGGAACATCAAGAGTCCGAAAGCCCAGTAGCTTCTATTATATTGTAGGTAATTATGGCACTATACGTACTCGGTGACCCGCATTTTAGCGCTTTACAGCCCTGGCGTCTCCCTTTAGGGGACGCTTTTTTATCTTGGCTCGGCACTTTCGAACCGGAAGCAAATAGCTCTCTAGTAGTCCTCGGCGACTATACAGATGACGCTGTTAATCCAGGCAAGGTAGTTAAGCAACTAAAGCAGTTTGTCAATATTACCAAGCAAAAGTTTGCTCATGTATATTTTATGGTCGGTAACCACGATCTAAAACTATACAAGAATAAGCCGCATCTATCTTTTGAGTTCGTAGAATTCGAAGGTATCACGATACTCCGAGAACCTGCACAGGTGCTGGATATTGAAGGCATGCACGTTCTTTCGCTTCCTCATTACAATTATCGAACAGATATTCCTGCAATGTGGGAGTACTACTCTAATCTCCCTAACGATATTAAGAATCAGCACTACGACCTTGCCTTTGGCCATTTCACAGATACTTCGGCCGCGCTGTTTGATCATATGACAAATATCAGCTATCTCGACATTGAGCATATCTGTTTAGGGCATCAGCACATTCGATCTTCTGCTCACTATACGGGGTCTGTGTTCCCATGTAAGATTTCTGAAAATGATAGTCCAAAGCCTCGAGCAATTTGGGTGTTTGAAAAGAAGAATGGGAAGGTTCATAAGAGGGAGATCCCTTTACCGCTATTCGGAGAATACCGAGCTGTAGAGTATCCTAAGCCTCTTCCAGCTACAAAGGCGCAGATTGTTATCTGGACCATCTTGGGTTGTGAATCAGAAAAGATTGCTAGAGAGTACTACGGAGACATATACATCCGCGGAGTCGCAGCTAACTTTGTAAAAAAGAATAATAATCTAATAGTTTCAGACGATACTTTCGTTATGAATGATCCCGTCGAGATTTTTAACGAATGGATCAAGACAGCGAAGACTCCCGTAGCTCGACCAGTAGCTGGATTAGTTCGCAAGCTCCTCAAACCACAAGTTCCGCAAACTCAGTCAGATAAGGCGGCAGTCACTAACTAGGCATGGCTAGAGAGTTTACGCAAGCGTCATTTTTTGATCACTCGACGTACGCTAATGTATACCACGCTGCAAAGATCCCATTAGAATACTTTCTTGCCGACGTGCTCGTTCGTGCAGATATGACGCGCGTGCAATGGTCCTCAGATGCTTATGCCTTCCGGCGCCGATTTGAGTTAGCTGATGCACAGAATGGTGGCGATGTCGCCTCGCTGCAAGCCTCTAATCTTAATCTTCCATTCGTTAATTACTGGTACGAGAATGGGACATTCTGGCAGCCGGATGATAGACCTTTCGCTGTAAACTCTCAGCAGATGCTCCGAGGACAGTGGGCAGAAGGTCTGCCCGCTCGTATGAGAGCTGTTGCTGTCAAGACACCGATGACAGCTACCGCCTTCTATGAGAGAGACGAGGATGCAAGGCTTGCATATGAGCTTATTCTTTGGGAAACTCAGCCTAAAGGACCTGTTCAACTTGCAACATCTGTCAAGTGGAAAGACGTTGATATAGCCGTTCCAGTCTTCGTAACGATCGAAGGCGTCACGTTTAACCCGCAGTTCAACGAAACGGACTGGTTAAAGTCCCAGCGCATGTTCCCTATTCAAATTAAGATGATGGTGCGAACGTATGTGCTTGCTTACCCGCACCAGAAACCCCTTGTCGATCTTAGCGATAGCCGACCACAGCCTCCATATAATACAGGTCGCCTTGATTACGGCTCAGATGATAAGATCTACATTACTGAACAGGTCCTCCTTAACTTCGCTGCAGTCAAGCAATGGGGTTCGTTAACTGACGGAGAGGATATCTCAGGTATGGTAGGTACAAACCCCGGTGACTACTACGCACAGAATGCCTCTCAAGATTCTATAGATGGTGTTGAGGGAGCCCTCTATACTTCAGCAGCTATGAATGACACCGTTCTAGACATAGCTACAGGATACTTCTCCCCTACAGACGAGGTATATGTAAATGCCTGCGAGGTTGATCCAAACTCGATTACTCAGACGTCTTTTAAGCTATCATGGGCTATTCGTAAACCGGAGCTCAAGTACCTACAGGATGTTACGATCAAGGTTCCGGGTCAGCCTGAGATTATCATAACAGATGAGCGAGTAAAGAATCAGATTATATCTGGGCTTTACCCTAACTCAGAGTACGATGTGCTAGTTCTTTTCCATTCTAAGAACGGGGGTGTGCGAGATTTTCATCTTTCAGTTACAACTGCAGATGATCCTAAAAATCCAACACCGCTCAAGCGTCGCCGCGGAAAGTTGAAGGGCATGGAGTGGTAATTCTTTTAAGTCTTCCTATAGCTAAGCCTCCACTAATATTAGGTGGAGGTTTTTGATGTTCGGAATAGTTTACAAAGTAACAAATACCGTTAACGGTAAAGTCTATGTAGGTCAAACTAGGCGAAGTCTTCACGTACGTCAGCTAGATCATTTGCGCGAGGCTCGTAAAGGTAATACAAGACTACATCTACATCGTGCGATAGCTAAATATGGAGAGCAGTCTTTCCATTGGGAAATCTTAGAAGAAGCAGCTACTAAGGAGGAATTAGATAGGCTTGAAATGAAATGGATCTCTCAACTTCAAGCTTGTGATGAAACCAAGGGTTATAATTTTTCTTCAGGAGGAGCGCATCCAAGTCCTTCTGCTAGCACAAGGTTGTTAATTTCTAGGGTACATAAAGGGAAAGAAGTATCAGAGGAAACTCGAGAGAAAATTCGAAAAGCTAGACTAGGAACTCGCCGCTCATTAACCTCTATTCAAAAACAAGTCCAAACTAGAAAGGAAAAAGAAGTCTGGCATAGTGAAGAAACTAAATCTAAGATATCTCAAGCTCTACAAGGTAAAGTAGTGTCTGCGGAAACTAGGCAAAAGTTACGTGAAGCCAATCTAGGTAAGCACCTTTCTGCTGAAACCAGACAGAAGATGAAAGAAGCTCATGCTAGAAGAAAACAACTTCTTTCTGAACAAACGACTAACTAGACAAGTAACTTAGGAGGAAACTCTCGTGGACACATTCAGACTAATTTTTGTGGACATAGATCAATCATACAATGTCCCAGTCACGGATTCTGCCCAGCGGGGATATATGGTAGTCCGCGCTCCAAAGGGTAGCACAGAAGCGATGTACTTCGCTAAGGGTCAGACACAGCAGCTCGTGTCCATGCTCGGCGTACCCACAGCGGATTGGCCAGATATTCAGGACGCTCTTGACTTTAATAGCCAGTATGGACTTTGGGTCTCGGCACCGCCAGGCACTAGCGAAACATATCCATCGTACTACGGTGGAGTGTATGTCACCAAGCACGGTCTCTTTCCATTCTATAATGTAGAGGATAAGAACACCCCGTCATTCCGAGCTCGCACTCGAGTAGAAGGAGAAAATGCGAGCTACCTGCATCTCCCAGATAATCTTCGGGTACTCCTCCAATCCGAAGTAGATAGCCGAGGCAGGATAGCGCCGATAGGTGCAGTTGAAGTTTCTCGTGATGAAGAAAGCGGGGTGCTCGTAGACTGGACTTTCCTATCCTCAAGTATTCAACCCGTTTACGCAGCTTCTAGCCCGACAGGTTTTGATGTAATTTCTCTTACAAGTATCCCGAATGAGATTCTTGCTGCAGCGGATAGTATTTACTTCGATTTTTGGGGTAATGCTTCCTCCGCATACCCTGGAGATAAGTCGTACGAGCTCATTCTTGCAGGAACCAAGGTTCAGGTTGAGAACCCAGACGGAACCGGTGTTGTAGACATCGGTACAATTTCTGGAAACGTAATCAACATTACTGGAACTAACGCCTCAGGTAATGATACATTCATGTTCATCGACTTTGAGCAGATCGTTAGTTCCGCTCCTTATCGAACAACATCTGGTGACTGGATTTCTACAGCAGACGAAGCTACCTATCGCGGTCTTCTCCACGACGCTATTCTTGCCCGTATGAAGTGGATCCTTAATGTTAAGGATGACACGTACATGACGATCGCGCAGAAGACGCCGACAGAGAAGGAAACGATCCTTACCTTCACCGATATTGGATACGACAAGTACGCCTACGATCTATCGCTCAGTGCATACAAAGACGAGCCATACGTTCTAGCTAATAGTCCGGTTCCATATCCTACGGCAGTAGACGCCGAGAATGATGACGGACTGTATGTTCAGTTCTTTAGTAATGCGAATATTGGTAAGGCTGGTATTTACCAGACGCTGGGTCCGAGCCTACCGCCGAAGAACGTTACGTCTAGCTATCGCACTCGTTACGTTCGTGTAAAGGATGCAGGTATTCGCAGGACGAATATGGGTACGGTTCGTGATCGTGACCCCGACGTTCTTGCAATGGTAGATCAGATTTACTACATCGATAGCAACAGCAACCTTATTCTTTGCAAGACAGAGCTCGCGCCGGAAGGCACGATGAATCCTCGTAAGGCTGTTAACTACAACACGCTAACGTTCTCTGTTAAGGAAGAGGTCTATCCAGGTAAGCTGACGTCCGGCGGAACCTTCACCGGCTCTCTTTCCGAGACTGGCAAGGACACATACGGCGCTAACATTTACTTCCAGGAAATTCTTCCAGATAACGCACTGTCGTTCATTGAAGTTAATGTATATAAGACATTCGACGACGACCTGAATGGCGGTGGATTCTTTACTGGTTACCGAATCGTTGATAGCCGTGCCTTCGGCGGCTCCAAGACAGTCACAACCGGTTCGCTCGGCGTACCGGGCCTTCAGGGTCAGCGCTATGTAAAGAAGGTTGTTGGAGATCTTATCGCTGAGGGAACGACAGGCGGTATCGTTGAGGATCGTTTCACTCCAGTTCTTCTAGACGGTTGGATTGAGGCTGGTAAGAGTGTTTACGAACCTGCGCTAGTTTTTGTTGAGCCAACTGGTCACGAAGCTCTTAAGGAATCCTTGTACAGTCTTCGCGCTTCTACTCACAAGATGGCTACGTACTTAGCTCCTCGTAAGCTAAGCGGCTCTGAGCGAGCAGACCTTAACAGCATCGTTGTTACTGGTCGAATCACCGGAACAGCTCAGCCGGTTAACGAGTTCCTTCGCAAGGACACCTACACTGGTAAGAAGTACTGGACCTCGCTCGTCGGTGCTTACGGTGCAAAGTGCATGAGAATCATCGAAGGTAAGCTTGGTGGCTGGGCTCCGATGTTCACCGACATTGGTGGATACGGTGGTCAGCTTCCAGTAACCGTTGAGCGCGCTAAGTACGAGTTTACTGCCGAGGAGCAGCAGATCCTTGATGAGAAGGGTCTTAACCCAATCATTCTTGACCCGACCTACGGAGTTATGGTCATCAGCCAGAAGACTACGCAGGACCCGGACAATCTTAATGACTGGTCTTACCTCGGCCACTCGATGGCTTTCGACCTCTTCAAGAGGGAGATTCGAGATAATGTAATGATTCCGCAGATCGGCAAGCCGAATGATAGCTACTATCAGGCGATGCGCCAGCGCCAGTGCGAGGCGATCCTTAATCGCAGAACCGGCGGTACCCAGCCGATTTGGGCAGCTGGTAAGGTAGAAATTGCTAACGTTAATACGGACGATATCAAGGCTCAGCGAAAGTTTAAGATCAAGATTACGGTCAAGGTCAACATCTTCTCTGAGTGGGTAGAGCTCGAGTTTGTGAATGTGAGCCAAAGTACACAGCTGTAGTATTTAGTAACAATTACAAGGTTGACCTCCACTAACTATGTATATTAGTAGTGGAGGTTTTTTATGTTACACGATTTTTATGTTTACGCGTATCTTGATCCTCGAAAACCGGGCAGCTACGATTACAGTGAGTTGCATTTTGATTTTGAACCTTTTTACATTGGTAAGGGCAGAGAGGATCGCGACAAGGCTCACCTCAGAGAGCTAGCTCAGCCCTCTGCAAAATACAACAAAATCAAACGAACAAAAATTATACATATCATCGGGGAGGCTATGCTACCCATTATCGTTCATATACAAGAGAACTTGACAGAGCAAGAGGCTTGGGATATGGAAGAAGCTATAATTCAAAAAATTGGTAGAATTTGTGAAAACACTGGTCCATTAGCTAATCTTCATAAAGGAGGAAACGGAGGAGTGCAACCCCCTGAAATAAGAAAGAAGGCAGTAGCTACTCGAATCGCGCGCGGACACAATACAGGTCCTAATAAAGGTAAAGCAATGTCCCCCGAACAGAAAGAAAAAATTCGGCAAGCTCACCTCGGTAAGTCATTATCAGAAGAGCATAAGAAACATATTCTTGAAGCCCGAGCTGGTTACACTCACTCGGAAGAGACAAAGCAAAAAATAAGAGAAGCAGTAGATCCCGTTGCACGAAGAAATACTACTAAAGATAGCTGGAATGATCCAGAAGTTCGAGCACGACGATTAGAGGGATTAAGACAATCTAAAATTAAACGAAAGGGAATTAAATCAATTTGGATAAATAATGGTAGTACGAGCGGACGCTATGACGAGAATAAAGCTCTTCAACTTCTTGAGCAAGGTTGGGTACGGGGAAGATTGCCTATTAAACCTAGATCAACACTACTTTGAAAGTGACACTAACTTAATACGTAGATTTCTACAAGGAGAGATAGCATGGGAATCCTCGCTAACAATCAGATATCAGCACTTCTAAGCCTCGGTGCTGACGCAATGGATAACATGTTTGATATTGTGATTGAGCCGCCTGCTGGAATTACAACGTTCGAAAACGTAGGCGCAGGTCGCGCCGGCATCACAGCATTTAACGATCCACAGTTTAAGCATGATATTACTATTCGTGCAAATGGATTTAGCCCGCCTAAGTTTAATGTTAAGACATATGAGGTTAAGTATAAGACTGTTACGCTTGATCGTCCTTCTACTAAGATTGAAGGTAAGCGTGAGTTTGAAATCGAGTTCCGACTCGATGCTAACTATCAGGCTTATCGATTCCTTGGGGCTTGGCGATCCTTGATTATGCAGCCGTCGTCTGGGTTTGCTACTAACGCTCTTTACGGAGAAGAAGGAGACAATCCTACCGGCAAGTCTGACATCAATAAGGTTTTTGGAACTGTAACTGTATCTGCGCTCGCTCGTCCGATCTTTATGTCGGATGGTGCACCCTTCGAGGCTCAGGGTGTTACGGTAGGTAAGTTCACGGAAGGCTCGCTAAAAGTTGCGTCTGATGCATCAACCATACCGTCTTCGAATCAGTTGAACAGCTGGGTATTCAAGCAGGTTTGGATCTCTGCTCTCTCTGAGCCGGATTACAAGACTGATGGCGGCGATGCAATTAAGATCAAGGCGACCTTTAAGTTTGGTGAATTCATCGATCCAATCTTTGATCAGTTCGGAAACGTTTAATCCTTCTTCTTGAAGATAGGAGAAGGAGGGCATAATGGCTGAATTGAATTCCCAAATTACAGCACTACTCAGTCTTGGCGCGGACGCGATGGACAACCTATATGACGTGCATATTCGTTTTCCTGGGGCAGTGTATGACCCTATGTCCAACAATCAAGACCTACCTGTTTTTGGGGGAGAAGAAGAAAAAATACATAATGCGTTCGCTCTTCGATGCCAAGGTTTCGAGCCTCCTAAGTTTACTCTTAAAACCTACGAGATTCGCTACAAGACCATCGGGCTAAAAAAGCCTGCAGCTCGCATAGACGGCGAACGTGCATTTAAGCTTCAGTTTCGCGTAGATGCTTACTATTCGATTTATAGAGGATTGCTAGCTTGGCGTGGATTGGTTATGCAACCATCGACAGGGTTTGCAAGTAATGCTGCTTTTCCAGATGACTCTGGAGCGGGGCAATACTTTGGGACAGTCGATGTCGTAGCTCTGGATTCTCCAGTTCTCGGTGGCAAGGGGTATCAAGCAGAAAAAGACTCCGGTGTAACTTCTGGAGTAACAACTAGCCTAGGAAATGGGCTAGGTCTTCGCTGGACATTCGATCGCGTTTGGCTAATCGATGTAGAAGATCCTAAGTTCAAGGCTGGTAGTGGAGAGACCATGATGGTCACGGCTACCTTCGGCTTCGGAGAGTACACAGATCCACAAATCTACGACGCTGGGTATGGACCAGGAGAGACTAAATCTAAGTATGCTATCAATCTCGAGGAACCCGCAGGGGAATAAGCTGATTTGAAAGATCTCTCGGCCTCCGGAAAACCGGAGGCCTTCTTTTTGTACTAACTGATAAGAGGATATATGTAGAATGGGCACGCTATCTAACAAGCTTTTAGATCAACTCAACATACCGGGATTTTCCCCTAACCTCTTTGAGGTCGAGTTCCAATTTCTCGATGGATCAGTTGATACGAGTATCGATGGCACCCTATACTGCACAGGTTACGAGCTTCCTCCGCCATCGATGGATGTTAAGCAGAATCCTTTTACCAAATCTCATTACATTGAGAAGTATACCATACCTGAAGTAGTGTCTATTACATGGCAGGAAGACGCTTCACTTAAGGTTTGGCGGTATCATCAGAGCTGGTTTAATACAATCTATGATAGAGGATACGATGTATTCTTAACCGGAAAACGCGGTATGAATAAGAAGCGCCAGGCGTTGATAACGATTCAGCAGTTCACAACAAATACAGGCCTCACCTCCGAGCTAACCCCTAGTTTTCAACTCCTTCTCAAAGGATTGCTACCTAAGTCAATCCCGGCTTTTCGTGGAGAGTGGAGCAGCGATGCAGAGAGAGGGTCTACGGGACTTACAATCCAATACTTTGTAGACTTTATTCAGATTAAGGGAGTAGAGTCCGTAGGAACAGGTACGATATGAGCACACTTTTAGACCGTAGTATTGCTAAGCTCGGAAGTAAATTCATTAAAGATATCAAGTATGTTGATATCGATTACAGGGGATTTATAAACGAGTTTGCTGATCCAACTATCTCAGCTGGATCTGTTATGATCAACGATCTCAAACTCTGGGTACAGTCCTCTCAAGGTGACTACTACCGTCGACCTACCATGGGTGGGTTCTTTGATACCATTCGAAAGTATCCGCTATCTCCAATTGGAGCTAATCAGCTCAATCAGGAACTTCGTAGCGCGATAAACCAGAACTTTGAAACGATAGAAATTATGAGCTTAGACGTTACTCCGGATTTAGAGAATCGCGGATGGAGACTACAGCTCGTTGTTCGAGATACTACCACGGGAATAATTGCCCCGCTTATCACAGGAGTTGACGCATGAAGCGATTTGATGCAGAAGCGATAAAAGCACGTCTTCTAGACCGCATGAGAGTAAAGCTTAATTGGGCCTTACTTTCTGAAAATGGAGTCATCTCCGCTATCATGGATACCTTCGCAGATAGCGAAGCTGAGCTTGCTCGATATGCTGAGTACCTCCTAGGAGAAAAGAAGTGGACTACAGCTCAAAATGTATCCTCTTTGAATTCTCAAGTAGGTCTCATTGGACGCAAGTCCCATAGAATGCGATCTGCAATTTCGTACGTTATTGTATCCCATTCAGATGAGAGCGGTGCTAATCGTCTTTCAAACTTTGGACGAACCTTCTTCAATCTTGATGATAGATCGAACTACGATAACATTACTAAGGATCCAGACCCGCAGGACACTTTCCGATCCCTCGCTCTTGTTCCATGGACGTACGACACCCCGTATGTAATTCCTCGCGGTACCCGATTTATTTCTGCGAGCGGTGTTGAGTTTGTATCTACCGAAGCAGTAGCTATCCGTGCTCTAAAAGAACCGTATGATGTTATTCTTAACTCAACTGCACGCTACCAAGCGTTCCTAGATGCAGGTGGATGGAACGGTATCAAGTATCTAAAGGTACCGGTTATCCAGGGACAAATCAAAACAGCTACTCTCGGTATCGCAAGTGGGGAACGATTCGAGTCTATGCTTCTAAATGTTCAGAACTGTGAAGATGCTTCAAATAATATCTCCCGTACCTTCCTTAAGCTTTTCGTCAACACGACTACAGATCCAAACGCTAAGGAAGAGTGGGTGCAGGCCTCGAATATCCTTCTCGCTAATCCTCTCGATAAAGTTTACGAAGTAACTAACATGCCCGATTACTCAGGCGTAATCTTTAAGGCAGGTGACGGCATCACCGGCCAACGATTCCCTGCTGGAGCAACTATCTCCTGCGAGTATCTAGAAACCGCAGGTGAAGAGGGTAACATTGATAAGAAGTACCAGATTACAACGATCTCCTTCCCGTCTGGTTACCAGATGATTGATCCCCGAACGAATACAGCTTCTTCTTTCTTAGCTGTTACAAATGCCAGCCCGATCCTTGGCGGTATGAGTGCTGAGTCGGAAGAGGATCTTCGTAACTACGCACCTATAGATTATCTTAAGTACTACGCTATTGCTACAACCGATGCTTATGAGAATCAGATTAAGCAGTACGCACAGATTGGTCTTGATAAGGTAAAAGTATTCGGTGGTACTACTCAGGATCTCCTCAGTCTTCTCGATGCCGACGGCAATGCTGTAGTCACCAGTACCTCTCAGTCTGTATTATACGTAACAGCAATTTCATCTAACGGAGAGATTATTGAGAACGCGCAGGATACGCTGATCACTCCAGTAGCTAAGGCAATTGGAGATCTTAAGGCTCCATCCGATACGCTAATATACATCGATCCAAACTTCATCCGATTACGACTTAATACAATTGTCTACTCAGACAGTACCGATCAGTCGGATGAGGATATTAAGAATATTGAGAAAGCTGCTCTCTCGTTAAAGTATTCAATTTTCAATACGAACTTTAAGCAACCATTCCACATGTCCGAGTTCACAACGCTCACGCACTCTTTCTCGTTTGTTAACCATACTGATACCTTTATCGAAGCAGTAGCTAATACACCGTTTACGGATAGTAACATTACGCTTATTCCTTCTCAGTCAGACGCCGTAACTACATACCCCGCATTGTACAAGTTTGGGTTCTCGTTCGACTCTATTTTCGGATCGACTGAGTATTACCAGGGTTTCCAGAACTATAAGCAATCTGCTCCGTACCTACTTCGCATAGATCTGAAGTTTATTAACGACCCGGCTAAAGCTGCTAGAAAGAATCGCACCTTCTTTGTATTTGATGATCGTAATCTTTACGATCCGACAGAGGATGGAGCGCCGCTGCAGTCTGCACTTGCGCTGGAGGCTGCTAAATACTTTGATCGAGCTGGACGCAGAATTGTAACCAACCGAGCTACATTCACCAAGTGGGTACGACCAGAAGAGACTCTAGAAGATTTTCCTCAGCGCGCTGCTCGTATAGCTCAGTTTCCGTATATATCGCAAATCACAGATGCTAAGACCGTCGTTTCTCGAGTACGAGACTTTGCTAAGGACCCATTTGAGATTCGTCCATATATCGTAGACAGCACAGGTAAAAATTACATCTTCAAAGTAGATGAGGTCACTT